GGCGTAGGTAAAACAACTATTGCAAAGGCAATGCTCGATGAGCTTGGTTGTGATTACATCGTTAAAAATGGTTCCTTGAATGTCAATATCGATACCCTCCGATACGATATCTCTACGTTCGCCTCAGCTGTCTCGCTGACAGGCACGGGTCGTAAATATGTTATCTTTGATGAAGCAGACTATTTGAATGCAACTAGTGTTCAACCAGCCCTGCGTAATTTCATTGAGGAATATTCTTCCAATTGTGGATTTATATTTACTTGTAATTTCAAAAATCGTATCATCAGTCCCCTAAGATCTAGACTCTCAGAAGTTGATTTTAGTATTGAACAAACCGAAAGGCCAAAACTGGCAATGGATTTCTTTAAACGTACTCAGGAAATACTTTCCAACGAAAGTGTTGATTACGACAAACAGGTCCTAGCAAAAGTTATTGAAAAACACTTTCCAGATTTTCGTCGTGTATTAACAGAACTGCAATCGTATGCAGCATCAGGTAAAATTGATGAAGGTATCTTTGTTAATATTAAACAAGAATCTATTGACGCACTATTTAAATTCCTAAAGGATAAAAACTTTACTGAAATGCGTAAATGGGTTGCAAACAATTCAGACCAGGATATGAACGAAATGTTCAGACGCATATATGACGCGGCATCCAAAAAGGTTGAATTTAGAACTCAAGCAGGTTTTATTGTGACTCTTGCCGATTATATGTACAAGGCAAACTTTGTCGCAGACCAAGAAATTAATATGGTTGCATTCCTCACAGAGGTAATGATTGAATCCGAGTTTGTATAATGTTAAAAACCAGATGTTTTAATTGTAATACTACGACAACAAAAAAGAAGGCGTGGACAGTGGAAATGAATACTGCTGAAGGTAAACATAAAGTTACATTATGTGAAACCTGTGGTAAGGAATTCGATTCACTATCCAAAGAATTAATAGAGGTGCTTGATGAAAGATCTTAGTCCGTTCGATTTTATGAATGCTGCTTCACACAGTAAAAAAGACATTATTGGTGAAAGTGATAATCCAGAACTTACAGAAAAACAATATAATGCTTTTATTGTAAATCGTGGCTTCACTTATTTTGAAGATACAATTCTTCATGCCAATGAAATGAATCAGAGACATGAACTCTTTCCAGGTGCTCAGTTTGAATATTATCGCAGTGTTTTAAGGAAACGCAAAAGATTTTCCAAATGGCATAAAGCCGAAAAGAATAATGATCTAGATGCAATACAAGAAGTTTACGAGTGTAATCGCACTGTAGCAAAAATGTATTTAAAAGTCCTTACTAAGGAACAATTGAAATCTGTACATGAACGACTCGTTATTGGTGGTTAAGGTTTAAAATCCTATAAATAGTTTTATTGGTTATTAGCCATAAAGATTATTAAAATAAAAAAGGTGAATATGTATCATGGACAACGAAGACATTTTTAGAGGTGTCGGCGTAGAGGTAGTTCTACCCACGCCAGACAGTTTCCTCAAAGTTAAAGAAACTCTTACCCGTATTGGAATCTCTTCTCGTAAAGAGAAGAAGTTATTTCAGTCTTGTCATATCCTTCATAAGAAGGGACGATATTCCATTCTTCATTTTAAAGAGCTGTTTATATTAGACGGCAAAGCAAATACATTTACTGACGAAGATTTGGCTAGAAGAAATACAATCGTGAACCTTTTAGAAGAATGGGAACTGGTTAAGATTACAGACAATTCTAAGACGACTGACCCGGTCGCATCACTCAATCAAATAAAAATTATTGCTTTTAAAGAAAAAGATGAATGGGAACTTGCAGTTAAATATAATATCGGCAAGAAATAGTTGACAATCGCACGAAAGTGTGTTATAATATAGGTATAGATTATGGAAATTTTTAAAACAAAAGACTATGCAGAGATGCCAGCTTTTCAAACGAAAGGTTCGGCGTGTTTTGACATAAAAGCAGCATTCGCAGTAGGTGATAGAATTAAAACCTGGAATGCGCTGAATAAAGAAATAATGGTTCCAGCCAAAAACTTTAGAGGTAAAGTTGGAATCCAAATCCCACCCCTAAGTAGAGCATTAATTCCGACAGGACTTATATTTGATGTGCCAGACAATCATGTGCTGGAAATGTTTGTACGCTCAAGTGTAGCGACAAAGAAAGGTTTAAACCTTTGTAATGGGGTCGGTGTAATTGATAGTGATTACGTAGAAGAGTCGTTTATCGCTCTATATAATATATCAGACAGTCTGGTAGTTATCGAGAGTGGCGAGAGATTAGCCCAATGTAGGCTATCAAAGGTTTTAAAGACCGAATTAACTGAGGTTGATACTAGACCTTCTCAGAAAACTGAGAGGAATGGTGGATTTGGAAGTACAGGAAAGAGTTAAAGTACTTGTCTCCAAACATTTTGGATTCGAGATTGCTTCATCATTTCGTGTAACACTAAATATTGCTTTTTAATAAAATACATGTATTTTCCTTTTATATAATTTGTATATATGTATTTATAACAGTAATGTTACAGACATGTGACAAAAGTGAAACAGAATTATGATTAAGAATGATACGTTGCTTATTAAAATCAACAAAGAACAAAAGAAAGAATTCATTCAGCTCTGCAAGGATGATGACACATCCGCATCTAGAGAGGTAAGACATTTTATTAAAAAGTTTATCTCAGATGCAAAGAGTCTGAATAAATAGTTTTGTACATGCCATTAGGGTGTACAAATTAGGTGATGGGTATTACCATCGAATTAATTAATCTTGCTTAATAGGAGATAAAAATGACTGGATTAAATATAAACCAACTTACGCCGTTCGCGGTAGGCTTTGATAGGATGTTCGACAGACTTGTTGAATTCCCACAGGTTCACGCAGCAACAGGCTTTCCCCCATATAATATTCGTAGAAACAAGGCTGGAGACAAGTTCGCCGTAGAACTAGCATTAGCCGGTTTGGATATTAATGATGTGGATATTGAAGTTAAAGAAGATGTTCTCACAATTAAGTCCACTTGGGACGAAAGGACTGAGGACGACACCATTGTACTTCACAAGGGAATTTCACAAAAGAAATTTACACGCAGCTTTACATTGGCTGACGACCTTGTAGTAGAAGGTGCTAACTTTAAAAATGGTCTTTTAATTATAGCTCTTGAAAGGATTATTCCTGAAGAGAAAAGACCAAAGAAAATTAAAATTGATAATAAGAAGGAATTCTTAGTAGATTAATTTTTTTATGTTAATCCGGGTGGGCTTATGCTCACCCGATTTTTGAAGGATATATTATGAAAAATGTACCACAAGTAACTTTTAAAACAAGAGTTAAAAACCCACAAACAGACGAATTCGATTGGCAGTATCCTACTACCGATGATTATTTTGCTGGTAAAAAAGTTATTGCTTTTTCACTACCAGGCGCGTTCACCCCAACATGTTCAAATTTCCAGGTTCCTGGTTTTCAGGCAATGTACGGAGACTTTAAAGCCTTAGGTATTGATGAAGTATATTGTATTTCATGTAATGACGCGTTTGTTATGAATGCTTGGGCTAAAGACCAAAGAGCTGCTGATATTAAATTTATACCAGATGGCTCTTGTGAATTTACTGCAGGTATGGAAATGGTAGTCGCAAAGGATAACCTAGGTTTCGGTGTGAGATCTTGGAGATATGCTATGATTGTAAATGATGGTGTAATTGAAAAGATGTTTGTCGAGCCAGGCAAATCTGATGATTGCGAAACTGACCCTTATGGGGAAACAAGTCCAGAAACTGTACGTGAATACTTAAGAGAAGTTGCGGGTAATTAATTAAAAAGGGTAGTTTCGACTGCCCCTTTTATCCCATAGCAGTTTGTTCGCCTCTACCACCACTGCTGTCACCATGGACAGTTGTTGTAGCAAAGGTGGTGTCGCCACCTTTTGTAGTGGTATTGTAGTTATTGGTAGTGCTATTATTTATCACTGCCACCTCCAAACCACTACTGCCTGATATCATATCTAAAACTTCGGCTGAGGAACTATTTTTTCCTATTTCATTTTTCCTTCCATAACTTTCTAAAAATTTTCGCATTTCCTCATTAGATATTTGTTGTATCATATTGGTATTTTGGAGTTGTGTATCCAAAGGAATACGGTTCGCCTTTAATGTTTTGATTTTTTTCCTAAGGCCTTTTTTCTTATTCGCCCTTGTTCGCCTATCTCGACCAGACCCGCCCGTGATTGCGTTTAAATTAGTCATTTCTGTTTCAAGTAAACTGAGCTCATCATCAATTTCCTGAATCTGTATTCCCAAAATGCCCTTAGCCTGTTCTATATTTCCAGCCGCATCTACTAATCTTTTTTCCATACCTTCTGGCGATAATCCTTCGGTGGCATATAATTGATTTTGTCTT